TCGATGAAGTCGGTGCGACCAAGCAAAGCGAGTTCGAGCTGGCCACCCTGTTCAGCATCATCAACGGTCGTTACGAGCAATGCCGGCCAACGATCATCGTCAGCAACCTGACTCCTGCCGAATTGAGTGATGCCATCGGCGCGCGCTGTGTCGACCGCATTCGCGAAAACGGTTGTATTGGCGTGACATTCGAGTGGGAATCTCAACGCGGAAAGGAGGACTTCTGATGGGGGTCAGCTTGGAAATACCTGATCGCCGCTTGGCTGTTCCGGATCCGAAAAACTATCGGTTTGCCGTGTACTGTTGCTCTTTCAAGTTGGACTTGAGTGATACACCAGACCATTCCTTGGTGCTGTTCGCCGACAAGGCCATGGCCAAGCGGTATGGCGCGTGGATGTGGCCTTCAACGTACGAGGTGGTGGACCGTTTCGCCCAAATGGAGGCGACCGATTGAGCGCCCTGATCAAGACCTTGACCGTAAAATTGTCCGACGCCGAAATTCAGCGCAACGCCAAGCTTGAGCATGTGCGCGATCTGCGTGATGCCGGTCACCCCGCACTGCACTTCCGTTATGCGAAAAGTCGCGCGCGCGGGTCGTGGTACCTGCTGAACAAACGGAAGTGGCACCGCATCGGCGCCTTTCCCGACCTGTCCACCAAGCAGGTGATCGCGGCGTTACCGGCCGTGCGCTTACGCGTGGCGGCCGATGGCGCGGCCAGCGTTTCGGGGTGGGTAACCGTCGGCGAGCTGTTGGACTGGTTTGCCGATCGCATGGCCCGTTCGCGCGCGCTCTCTGCCAAGCGTCGTGCGGCCGGCAAGTCCGCCATCAATCGCCAGCTCACGCCGCGCCTGAAAGACCTGCTGATACACGAGGTGAGTGCGCAGACCCTCGACCAGCGGCTGATGTGGCCGGGTCAGGAAACGTTGTCGCTGTCGTACGTCCAGCAGTTGTATCGCCTGCTGGCCGGGGCCTTTCGTCAGGCCCGCAAACTGGACTTGATCCCTATCAACCCGATGGCCGAACTCAAGTTCATCCACTTCACGACGGCTCGCATCTTGCCCAAGCCCGCCCGCCTGCGCGATATCCAGCTGCCTGAGCTGATGGAGGAGCTGAGCGAGCGTTTCGAGCGTGCGCCGTCTGACGCCATGCTGGCCTTGATGATGCTTTGCCACGGTACCCGCATCGGCGAAACCCGCCAATCTCGCTGGGCTGATATTGCGCTGGCTGAGCGTGAGTGGTTCCTGCCGGCCGAACACACCAAAAGCAAGACCGAGCTTCGGGTACCGCTGACCGACCAAGCCTGCGCGCTGTTGCGCCGATACCGCACCTGCCAGCATGCCAACGGCTACGAGGGAGCCTATCTATTCCCGTCACGCCGTGGTCTGCCGCTGAGCGATAACCAGGCCAGCGCGGTGTTCACCCGATTGGGGCAGGGGGCATGGACCAGCCACGACCTGCGCAAGGTAGCGCGTACCGCCTGGACCGACCTTGGCGTCGACGGGCACATCGGCGAGATGCTGCTGAACCACTCGCTCGGCAAGATTGCTTCGACGTACATCAACACCCAGGCCAAAGAGCAGCGCCGGCTGGCTCTGGTGAAGTGGCACAACTGGTTAGATGAGCGCGGCTTTAATGCGATTCACGAGCAGACAGGCGCTAGATATGAAGATTCGCAAAACATCGTAGACGCCTTGAACGGCGCGGCCTGCGAGTCGATTCCGCAATTTGTTAAAGGCGAGGATTTAAAACATGCATAAAGGGCATGGGCATGGTTTTAAGTGGCCGCGGATCGAGCTGGAACCCTGCCCGATCTGCAAAGGCAAAGCGGTGGTGCAGGGGATTTCTTATGAGCAGATTTGCACCGATTGCAATGGCTCAGGTTGGGTAGTTATGGGTAGCAGGGTGGTGCTTTCTTCGGACGAACTGTTGACTCAGTTGAGCTTCAAATTGCAGCAGGCTCAGCGCGAAATTGAATTGCTGCAGCGAGGTCCAACGACATCTGGCCCAGCCAAGTACTACCAACAGAACAACCGTCGCGGTGCCGGCGGCACAAATTACACAGGGGATTGAAAGTATGATGATTCGTAAGCCGGCAGGCCGACCGTTGGGAGATACCGAGTACTTGTTGGAGCAGTGGGGATGGTGGCGGTCGGACGGGGCAGGGATACCCAATTACACCTCACCCACATTTGCGCTGATGCGCCAGGCGATGCCGCAAGTGTCGCCGAGTAAAAATTATTGCATCACCGATGACTGGGCCATGGCCATCGATAATGCTGTAGCCAGACTCGCACACCGTGATCAACAGATGGGCGAAATTATTTGGCTGTACTACGGTGCCAAATGGGCCATGGTTCGGGTTGGCAAGTACTACGGCATCAGCGAAGGGAAAACACGGGAGCTGGCAAGAGCAGGTGTGGCGTGGATTGATTGTGCTGTCGATGATATGCGGCAAGCTGCTTAGTCGAACCGACCGCCTGTTTGCAATGAATTTGACGTCGAAGCTTCGACACATCGCCAGAAAAAATGCCCCAAAGCAGCCCATCATGTAGGGCTGCTATCGGCCAAAAGCAGTCATTCGTCAGTGCCCACATTTGCCGGACAGCCTAGTAGCAAAATAGCTCTATTAAGTTGCGGACCGATTACGGTCAGCTAGCCGTGTGTTTCTTGCCGACGCCAGCGGCCGGGCACAACGCACAGTCGTTAGCGGACGAGCATTAATTGAGGATAAACCCAGAACTTTTGCCGCTGCTGCATGAACCTCACAGTGTCACCAGCTTGCCTCATCTATGCGGGCGACACTTTATGCATTCTTAAATTATTCTCGTATTAGAAGCCTTCTTTTCTTAGATTGGCCTCAACGTCTTCGCGTTTTCCATGGCGCTCGTAGCCTTGAGCAAGTTGATCCAGCATGGCTGCAACATTTGGATGGGAGTGCTGCACCCGCTCTGCCTGGTTTCTGTAATGTGCTGCCAGATCACGCTCTTGGTCGCCGCCATCCCAAGGAGACCGGCTAGTGACCCCTCGCTTATTAATGGTTCCAGTGATGAAGCCGGTACGCATATGTTCTAATTCAGGAGACTCTAAAATTTCCCTGGCCGGCGTGAATGGCCATGTACCATCCTCATCTGCTGGGGAATGGGAGAGAATTTGTCCTAAAGTCTGATCACACATTGTTGGCCGATCTGCATCACTACATAACTCACGTGTTTCCTGAATAAAGTGAATAAATTTATCTGCATCAATACCCCCATCTGATTGAGTGCCAGGTAGTCGCTTGCAGTGATGTAAGACATCCCAAGCCCTCCCTGCAGTTGCTCGACTGGCGTCAGTCACCTCCTGCCTTTCCCCATGTTCCGGCTTGTAGATCGCACAAATTAATTCCTTGAAGAGTTCTGGCTCTGATGTGATAGCTTCATACAGCGCACTAGCATTGTCTCCTCGCCCATGCTGAAGAAATGGAAATAGCCCAAATTCAAGTTGAGCCAGAGCCAACCGCTCAAATTCACCAGAGCTCTCTAGCCGCTCCAGCATTTTCTCTAGATGCCAAGACTGAATTTTCGGCCCATCTATCTCTCTACAGTTGAGTAGCTGTTGAAGAGCTAAAAAAATCTTACCAGGAGCAGTTTCTTGAAGTTTGAATTGGCAGCAATAAAGAGCACTCATTGGGCGCTTAGCCTTCAAGAGTTGCTCTAACACAAAGTCTAAATCCTCATCATTTGTTTGATGGTATGGTTGAACCCTGTCCCAATACTCGGTATTGACCTCATGATCACAGGACTCAACCAACTGCCAGGTTTCTCGGTTCGGGATAGCCAGAGTTAAAAAACTGGCGAGCCTCACAGATGGCCATCCACGTTGTTTGCCTAACTCAACTACTTTTTTAAGTAGCGCATCAGGTGCTGGCGACGCAGCCGTACGGAGAAAGCCTGCTATACACGCACTCATATGCGTGCCGTTATCAAAGCTCTCAAGCTTTTCCTGAATCCATTCCATCCAGTAGCCCTCACCCCAGGGAACCCCTGCCAATGTGGCTCCGACGATGCTGGGTTCGGTGCATACTTCAATAAGGCATTCTATTCCTTTGATTCTTTCAGCCTGATATATCGCCGATAACGAGGAGGCTCTGAGCTCGGAGACAATTTTGGCTTTGTCATGGAGATCTTTTTTTTCATCCTCCGTAGGCAGCTCCAGCCAATGGCTATCGAACAACCAATGGTCTCGCATGACTAAGTTGAGGGGGGCCAATCGTTCATAGCATGTCTCCACCGGCTGGAGCCACTCGTTCAGCTCCGTAGCGGATGCCTCATCGTAATTACGGTGCCAATTAATAATTGCCCTCAGAGCTGAACGTATAATTTCCCGATCCACATCCCTATCTGTCGCTTGGATGAAGGGTTCAATCAGTTCCAATAATCTGGGCAAATCCTCTCGATCCCTGAAGCCGGTCTTTTGCAGTAACGAGACAATTCTAGGTGCATTCCCATCGCTGAGTTGAAGTAGCTTTTCATGGACGAAATCAAGCATTTCATACATTTCAGCATGGGTAACACCACGGCCTGCACCTGCATCGTCTTCACGCCATTTGGGCCTGTGAATATGGTCGGCAGTTTGGTGACCACGCCCCGCGATCCCCACCAAAAGACGAAAGGCAGCCTCGGGATCCCTTTCGATTAACAGACTGAGTACTTTGATCCGCTCCGGTAAGCTGGCAGCAGTTTGCGGAAACCACGAGCGGAAAAAGTTTAGAAGGCTCCGGCTCGGTTTGTTGCCCCAATTTCCCTTCATAGGTACATGGCTTAACTGGGCAAGAATTAGCGCCACTGGGGCCAAGCGACGCGGAGCCCAGCCAAGAGTTTCCAATGCCCAAAGCAAACCTGCGTGCCAGCAGCGGCCTCCAAGTATAGAGTCACTAGTTTCGGTAAAAAGCCTCGTTATTGGAGCATCCGCCATGCGTAAGCTGTTCTGAATAGCACGAAGAAATCTATCCGGCGCTGCTTCTGCCAAGTTTGGTAGATAGGAGGATAAAGACAGCCAGCGCCCTCCATCGGCCCCGTCAAGCAGCTCGCCCACTAACCCCGCCACCCTCTCTTCGATGTCTAGTGCCTGTAGGCCAACTTGATCTGGGGCACGCACTGCCAGCTTTATGAGCGAATCGCAAATCGATTCAAATAGTAAGTCTGAATACGGATGAACTTTTCCATGAAGCTGGGCCATCCAGCGCTCGTTATCCGGCAGTTCCAACTGGGGGTCAGGTGCCGATAACATTTTCTGAGCAAGGGCAAAGAAACGGTCCAGTTGGTTACTAGTAATTCGGTCTGCACATTGACTGAGCAGCTCCAAAGGCGATTTGGCTTTCCAGACTGCGCCTATCTTCAGCAGTGGAGCATCGTCAAGTCGTACAAGTTGCCGCAAATCTTGCTCAACCATTTCATAGGAACGGCCCGACAGTTCTTCAACTGCTTGTCGATCTGCTGCTTTGTCTGAATGCCAAGCTCCAAGTAGGCAAAGCAGCGGGAGACTTGCTGCTTGCGGTGCTTCTAGCCAGACAGGGCATTGAATTGCCGGGTTAGTCGCTCTTTGTCGGCGAAATACAGTCCATGAGCGGCCAGTGGATAATGCATAGCGCTTGGCATCAGATTCTTCCATTCCTGTAGCAATCAGAGCTTTCTCGAACTCGTATATGTTCGGCCGCTCCAAGATCAGCTCATTACCATTTGGCCTGCCGGCCAAATCGCCTGTGGCGTGAGGGATGATCACTCGCAAGTCTTCACGTAAAACTAGATTGCTTGCGGTTTCAGTGCGAGCCGCGATTGCAACCCGCAATTGAGGGTTTGCTTCCACATACCGCCAACCATGAGGTTCTGTCACAACAAGGGCATGATGTTGAAGGTCGCCCGATGCCATCACCACCGCAACTGTGAATGCTACGGCTTCTTCCACACTGTCGGCACGTATCACAAGAGGCTGTGTAGGTGTAATGCTCGCCTGAAGCTTTTCACCCAAAGCGTCGAATATCGATGCCCGATCCTGGAATAGTGCTTCGGGAGTGATGGCCGGGCTACATTGTCGCGCCCACGTATCCCAGTAGCGGGAAAGGCTGACTACACCCCCGCCACTCAAACCCAACGCTTCGGCGAACTGCAAAGCGACTGCCGGGCTTTGCTCCAACCATTGCTCCAGATCGTCCGCATCGTAGACCCGCACATCAGCCCATTCCCCCTGGCGGGTCTGCTCCTCAATCCATTCAGACTTTTTTGTCCAGCGGCGAGGGGTAACAAATACATACGTGCAGTTCGATCGATCTTCCTTGCTTGTCGTTTCTGTGCGCTTCCGATAATCGCGGTTAGCTTTGCCGGGCACATCTTGATCACAGCCAACTTCCCAGCAAGACGCACCAGCTGGAACCCAGGCATTACCAAGGTCACTGAACAGAACGCCGTCCCAGCCTGGTACATAGGTTGAATCACCCGCTGGAAATGAAAGCTGGCGCGTTGCTCCGGGTTCAAAGCAAAGGCGCCTGACCCAGCGCGGCAAATCGGTTTGCGCTTCCTTGGCATGCGTATTGGCCCAATTGACGATGTGGGAGGCTGTGATTCGCATAATCCATTCCAGATAAAAGGGGCGTCAGTGCGACCCCAAGCTTACCCCTCCGCCAGCTCATCTTGGAACACCATTGGTGTTCTTGCGGTTCAGTGTTCCGGTGTTTTTTCGTTGGTGCTCCATGGCTGAAAGCCTTAGTCTCCTTAGCTTTCAGCGACCCTGACCGCTTTGAATCGAGGTGTCTACGGTGAACGGTTGCTATTGGCCGATTGCCGCCTGTCGCGCGAGCAACTTGCCAACTTCATGCATCAACTGGCTAGGGGCAATTTCGTATTGACTGCGGAAAAGCCTTTTCCGCGCGGAATAGACCTGCTTTTATAGCAGCGTGTGTTGCTGTGAACGCAGCGAGACGCCTTTCAAGAACCCGGCCACTGAGTCGGGTTTTTTGTGCCCATTTTTGAGCCCTGTCATCGAACAGGGCTTTTTCGTTTTTGGTTCCGCCACGCCCTTCGCTCCGAGCTGGGAAGTGCAGCTGGAACCAATCTATTGAGCTTCCCGAAAGGGAGAGATCCGGATGACAAACATGCCCGATAAACCAGACACCTGGCTGCTCGTTCTCGCATGGCTAGGGCAACATGCACCCACGATCTACGCCGGAGCATTGTCATTCGTGGTCGGTGCCTTGCGGATCATTTACGGCGGTGGCACGCGACGGCAGGCACTGCTTGAAGCTTCGCTTTGCACGCTGATTACCATTGGCTTGATTCCACTATTGGAATACTTCGGTCTACCGCAAAACTTCGCCACAGCGGCGGGTGTATTCATTGGTTTCCTTGGCGTGAAGAAGATTGCCGATCTGGCCGATCGGTTCGCCGACTTCCAATTTCCAAAATCGGATTCGGCGCCATGAAGCGCAGTTCTTGGGTGCTGCCTGTTGTGATCCTGCTGGCCTATGCGGTCAGCCCCGCAAGACATCGACGCGACCGGCACGTTTGGCCCGGCGCTGTGCGTCGATGAAACCGATACTTTGGACGTTTATCCCTATGATTGATAAGACCAGTCAGTTTTTTGCCATTCTCACCGCAGTCGGCGAAGCCAAACACGCCAATGCCATTGCCATGGGCTTGGACTGGATGTTTAGCGAGATGGGCTTGGGCGATGCCAATGGCACCGACCCGATCCCTGATCGTCTGCAAACCGAGTTGATCAACGAGTGGCGCCGCGCGCCGCTCAACCAGATCCGCGTCGATCCAGCGAACCCCAACACGGTGATCACCGAGCAGATCATTCCGCCGGAAGTCGGCGGCGAATGGATTCGCGAAATCGGCCTGTACGATGTCGACGGTGATTTGGTGGCGGTGGCCAACTGCGCGCCAAGCTACAAACCATTGCTCGATCAGGGCACCGGCAAGACCCAGGTGGTGCGGATGAACTTCATCGTCAGCAGCTCGGCTAACATTGTGCTGAAGATCGACCCGGCGGTGGTGTTGGCTACCCGTGAATATGTCGATCTCGCGATCAGCGAAGCGCTGGCCAAACTGGATCACAAGCAGTCAGCGCGAGTGGCGGCAACCGCCGCCATTGCCTTGAGCACTCTGCAAACCATCGATGATGTCGCGGTGGTCATCGGTGATCGGGTTCTGGTCACCGCTCAGGAAGAGGCCGAGAACAACGGCCTGTATGTCGTCAGCGTCGAAGGCTGGACCCGGGCGGCCGATGCCGACAACAGCCTGGAAGTGACCCCTGGCCTGTTTATTCATGTGGAGCAGGGCACCGTCAACGGCGACAGCCTCTGGCAACTGGTCACCGACGCGCCGATCACCCTCGGCACCACTGGTTTGCAATTCGAGCTGATCGCAGGCGGTAACGGGGCAGGTGTAGGCACCTTTCGCAGTGTCACCGTGGATGCCCTTGGGCGGGTGATCGCCGGTACCAACCCGACCACCCTCGACGGCTACGGCATCACCGATGCCTTGTCGAAGGATGAAAATCTTGCCGATCTGGCGGACGTAGCTGAGGCCCGCAATAACCTGGGGCTCGGAACCGCCGCTGTAGCGAATGCACAAACGCAGCTGGACGATGCCACGCTGGATGCGCTGATGAAGGTCGGCGCCTTTGGCCTGGGCGGTACCGGGACTATTTTGCCCAATGAGACTAATTTGGACACGGTGACTCTCGGCGGGCTTTACCGGGTTCAAGCTGGGGGTGGGGTGCCGCAGGATATGGAATTCAGCCCAATGCTGGTGATCCGTGCAAATGACACGATTGCGCAGATCCTGGTCAACTATATGACGGGCACTATCGTTTCACGGGGAGGTGACCGTGCTAACGACCCGGCGCCAAATTTCGGCGGGTGGTGTACAGGATGGAACAACACCAACTTTAATCCTGCCGCTTACGAGCCTGCTTTGGGGTTTTATCCGGTACAGCAAGGCGGCGGTTTCGGACAAGGTGTCAACAAAATTTACATCGGGTGGTCTGACGGGGGCTTGAAGGCCACGGTGGACGGCAGTGACCTAGGGCTTTTTGCATTCACGAGCGCTCCAAGTTTCGTTAACGGGATAAACGTTACTGGTGACTCCACTTTCTGGAACTCATTAGTAGCTGTTGGCAACATCTCAGCTCAGGGTATTCTTCAAGCGGCGGGACAGGTCTATGCCGGTAATGGCTCTGCGGCCCTCCACGGGGACGGCAATGTGGAGGGCATCATTTGGGGTGGATACCTAAGCAACTACCTAAACGCCAACTACCAGCCAAATTTGGGCTTTACGCCTGTGCAACAAGGCACAGGTATCGGTCAGCTACAGAACACGGTAAAGCTGGGTTGGGATAGCGTTGCAGTCAAGGTTACGGTTGATAACTCTGATCAGGGCGCCATGTGGACGGATGTAAACGGCCCGGAAAAGGTTCGCAACGCCGTTGTTTCCTTCATCGCCGGTCATGTCGGGAGCTATGGCCTCTTTCGAGTCGGTGGCGGTGGCACCACGGGACCAGGCACCTTGGTGGCAGGTGCAAACTTACTTTTTTCTGATTGTGAGGCAACGTCCAACCATGGAAATCCGGGTGGCACCTGGATGTTGATGGGCGGTGTTAACAACTCAGATGCCGCGACCGGCGACTCCGTGACTGTTTGCCTGAGGGTTGCCTGATGAATTACACCGACGTGTTGAACCCGCAATGGGCAAATGCCGAACACACCGCCATCACTCTGCTGCTGGTGACCGAAGGGCTCGGCGACATCCCCTTTACCGCAACCCCTGATGACTCGACTGACTACGGGCCGGAGATCTACCAGCGTACGGTTGATGGTGAATTTGGCGAGATTGCGCCCTATGAGCCACCGACGGATGCCGCCTTGCTCCCTGCCGCCCGCACCCAACTCAAGCGCCTGATGCAGGACGCTGGTCTGGCGGTGGCGCCGCTGCAAGATGCCGTCGATCTGGATCTGGCCACCTCGCAGCAGATCGAGCAGCTGGGTCTCTGGAAACTCTATCGCATCGAATTGAGTGAGGTGCCGCAGCAAGCGGGTTGGCCACGGACGATGGAGTGGCCGGTCAAACCGGATCAGCAGACCCCCTGACGCCCCGCACTGACGGGGCGTTTTGTTTTCCGTTACGCGTTACACGAACCATCCCGAACGCCTCGCTTATGCGGGGCTTTTTCGTTTCTGGAGTATCACTTTATGAGTTTTTTTCACGGCGTCACCGTGACCCTGGTGGAAAGCGGGGCACGGAAAATCGCCACTCCGTCCGCCTCGATTATCGGTTTGTGCAACACCTTCACCGTGGGCCCGCCGGCCACTGCTGCAGCCAACGAACTGCTGCTGATCACCCGCGAAAGCGAAGCGGTCGCAGCGTGGGGCCCGGATGCGGCGATCACCCAGGACTGCAAGGCCATTTTCAAGCGCTCTAAGGCGGTGATTGTCGCCGTCGGTGTGCCGCTGCTGGAGGACCCAGCCGAGCAACTGTCCGCAATCATTGGCGGCGTCTGGGCCGACGGTTCCCGGACCGGCATGCAGGCATTGCTCAACGGTAAAAGCCAATTCAACGCCCAGCCACGGTTGTTGGTGACTCCGGGGTACTCGTCGGCGCTGGCGGTGGCCACCGAGCTGGTGGCACTGGGTGACAAGCTGC